TTTCTACCTATGGTCGCTATCAGAGGTCATTTGATTCTAACATCCGCCATACAGCAGACATTGAAGATATTATTGATAGAGATTTAGCACTTCGTGCAACCCCTAGAACGCAACTCGACCAGATTACTTTTAGACTTGATAACCCAACAATGCCATCTGCCCAACTAGACGACCTTATCAACCTGTTTTTTGGCGAGCCAGTAGTTATTACTAACCTACCCTTCAACATGTTCGAAGGGTATTTCTCAGGCTTTGTAGAAGGCATTTCACTTGCAGCTACGCCAACTTATGTTGATGCAACTATTTATGTCTCACCTACAGACTTCTCACTTATTGCCCCAACATGGGCGACAGTAATCCCAACCAATACCCTTTGGAGTGGCGTAAATGCTACACTACAGTGGTCTAAAGCGATCGGAGTAATAAACTAATGGCAACAACAACCCCTAACTTTGGTTGGGCAGTGCCAACCAGCACTGACTTGGTCAAGGATGGCGCAGTAGCCATTGAGACCCTAGGCGATTCAATCGATGCATCTTTAGTTGATCTAAAAGGTGGCACAACTGGTCAGGTACTTACTAAAGCATCTGGAACAGACATGGACTTCTCATGGACAGCGATTGACCCTCTCGTAATTTTAGATGCTAAAGGCGATTTGATTACTGCAACAGCAGCCGATACACCAGCCCGCCTAGCAGTAGGCACAAACGGACAGTATTTGCAGGCAGATTCTACTGCTGCAACTGGCTTGAAATGGGCTACTGTATCTTCAAGTCCGACCTTTGTAGGTTGCTCATTAAAGTTCGGAGCAAATCAGACTTTATCAAATGCAACAAACCTTCTTGTCGCCTTTGACCAAGAGCATTTTGATACCAATGCATTTCACGATAACGCCACAAATAACACACGCATTACAATTCCAGCAAGTTATGGTGGTAAGTATCTAATTACTGCCAATATCTCAACAAGTGCGTGGAATAACGATAGCCGCGTTTCTATTTTTAAGAACGGCAATCCAATCGCCGTTTCATTCTTGCGCTGGAACGCTCCCGATTTAACCTCAGCAAATGTTTATTTTATTGCTGACTTAGCAGTTTCAGACTACTTACAGATAAATATGTTTCAGAGTTCAGGCTCATCTCAGACTGTTAAAGGTCAAAATGATTTAGGTGCTGGCTCTTCATTTTTCCAAGTCCAATTTTTAGGAGCATAATTATGATTCAATTTAACTTGCCAAATAAACTTAACGGCGCACAATTACTTGATGAATTAAAGGCTGCTGGCGTTGCAATTACTGAATATGCAACAATAGAAAATGGGTCATTATTTTTAGACATTGAAGCCAAAGATGAGGCTAAAGCCAAAGCAGTTGTAGATTCTCATATCGGAGTTGATAAAGAACCAACACTAAATGACAAACTTTCCAGCGTTGGCCTATCCGTTGCTGACTTAAAAGCGGCACTTGGGCTATAAGTGGAACACTTGACTAAGATAATTGCTCATGAAGCCAAGATTATCTAGAGCTGCTACTCAGTTACGAGAGCAATTCGATGATTCATACCCAAGTCGTGACCGCACATCGGATGGCTGGATCGGTGATACTCGACACGCAGCTCGTCCTAGCGATCATAATCCCGATGCTAATGGTTGGGTTCGTGCCATCGATGTGGATCGTGATGTCAGTGGTCGGAGCAAGCCAGACCTCATGCCAGATATTGCAGATCAGATTCGTCTCCTATGCAAGTCTAAAAAAGAAAAGCGTATTACCTACATTATCTTTGATGGTCGTATCGCCTCAAGCAAAAAGGCTTGGGCTTGGCGAACATACGAGGGTTCAAACAAACACAACCACCACTGTCATGTCTCGTTTTCGCAAGAAGCTGACAATGATGGTGCTTTTTTTCAAGTACCTATGTTAGGAGCCAGTAATGAATGAACTAAAGACAGCAGCAGGTTCTTGGGCTAGAGCCTTCTTAGTAGCAGTTATCTCAATGGCAGCAGCAGGAGTGACAGAGCCTAAGGCTCTTATTGCAGCAGGCGTAGCCTCAATCCTTCCACCAGTGTTGCGCTTTCTCAATGCTAACGACACAGCTCTCGGCATAAAGAAGTGACGCAGCAGGACTTCTTCACTTTCTATTTAGCAACTCTCGGAGTCATTGGGGGTCTTGCTGGTTATGTGATTACACATTTGTTGTCTGAGATTAAAAGACTCAACACGCGAGTTGATGAAATCTACAACATCTTATTAGACAGGTAACATTCTGCTATGGCAAGAAAAGCAAAAGAGCTAGAGGAGCAAGGCTACTCAAAACTAGATGCTTACTGCATCGGATTGCATGAGTACTGGAAGTCATTGCGCAAAGCGGGTTTCGCTGAAGGTGTTGCGTTATTTATGATTACCGATACTCAGTCTTATCCTGCATGGATTCTGCCAGACCCAGTCGATCCAAATAGGTTCGGCGATTACGAAGATGAGGACGATGACTAAACGCCGATACTTGGTTATCTCGGATTTACAAATCCCATATCACCATGAGCAAGCTGTTAAGAATCTTATCAAGTTAGTAAAGCGAGAGAAGTTCGACCTCATCCTTAATACAGGTGACGAGTTAGACATGCAGTCTCAGTCGCGCTGGGCGCAAGGTACTGCTCTGGAGTGGGAAGGTACGCTAGATGCTGACAGAAGCCTTGCGCAAGATATTCTCTATGAACTCGGCACAACAGATGTCACTCGGAGCAATCACACAGACCGCCTATACCACACACTATTACGCGCACCTAGCCTCATCGGATTACCAGAACTGGAATACGCAAAGTTTATGGACTTCGCTGGACTCGGAATCCGCTTCCATAAAAGACCATTCGAGTTTCATAAGGGATGGGTCTTAGTACATGGCGATGAAGGATCAATGAACTCCAATGCTGGACTTACAGCTCTAGGTCTGGCTAAGAAGTTCGGCAAGTCTGTAGTCTGTGGTCACACTCACAGGGCAGGCATCAGTGCCTTCACAGAGGGCATAGGAGCCTCATACAGGACTTTGTGGGGCTTAGAGGCAGGAAATGTCATGGACAAGAAGAAAGCGTCTTATTTGAAGGCTGGGAGTGCTAATTGGCAAATGAGCGTAGCAGTCATTGAAACACATGGAGACCGCGTTAGCCCTATGCTAGTGCCTATAAACAAGGATGGGTCATTTACCCTTTATGGACGACTTTACGCTTGATGTAATACGCACCATCGACACCATGATTGATGAGGCAGATTCGTTACCATTTCGTTATACAAATGTCCCTTAATAAGTCTGGCCTTTATGTCACACTAAGTATGTAAGCCAGTCAAGGGCACTGGATGCAGATAGGTTACACAATGAGCAACAATGACAAGCTGCTAATTATATGCCTTATAGGGGCAGGTATTAGCTTTATTATATGGGCGTTACAATCATACAAAGAAGCCTACGATCGTGGCCATCGCGATGGCTGGCACAAAGGCAGAGCAGTCAATCGAGCAGATTTCTGGCAAGAATGAAGTATCAGGAGATTCTACAGAGTGCAACCGACATCATTCAAGATCGTGGTCTTAAAGACTACGGCCACCCAGCAGATAACATGCAACACGCAGCAATGCTCATCAGTGCATACCTACAGCACCCAGTCGAGGACTATCAAGTCTGTGCAATACTCGCGCTCATCAAGATTGCAAGAGCCAGTTCAGGCACAGTGGATAAGCCAGATAATTACATCGATGGAGCAGCCTATATTGCTTTAATGGGGCAACTAGCTACAGAGGAGAATGAATTATATGTTTAACCTAGCCGATTATGAGCCAGTGGAGGTAAGACTTGAAAAGTTTATCAAAGACCATCCAGATTTTCGCATTAGCACTGAGTTGGAAGTTGTGGAGGCTAGTAGATATATTGTTAAGGCATATCTCTACAAAACTAGCCAAGATAGCATCGCATGGGCGACGGGGTACGCGGAGGAAACAGTTAGCACTCGCGGGGTCAATCAAACTTCTGCATTGGAGAATTGCGAGACATCTGCTATTGGCAGAGCGCTTGCAAATGCGGGTTATGCTCCTAAAGGAAAGCGTCCTAGCAGAGAAGAAATGAGCAAGGTTGCACCTAACCATCCAGCTCTTAAAGTAGTAAAGGATCAACAAAAGCCTGCACCACAGGACATCAAAGAAGGCGATGTGGATTACTGGACTACACCTATTGGTGCATCTGTCAAGACCACACTAGCTCCAGTAACTCTGGAGACTGCGATGGCAACAGTTACAGAGATTCTAGGTACGGCTGAAGCCATGGATGCACCGAGTTGCAATCATGGACACATGGAATGGCGCACTGGTAATTCTAAAGGTCGCGATTGGGCTGGGTTCTTCTGTGCCACCAAGGGTCAAAGTGGTGGGATGGATAAGTGTCCAACGCATTGGTACAACTTATCTAGCAGTGGTAAATGGGAACCACAGAAGGCGAGGGTATAATGGGATATGCAGAGTTTCACACAGCTGACGGCTGGGTCAATGTGGAAGATGTGCCTATGATTGACACAGTTAATTGCCAACTATGCAATGAGCCAACACTGGCATCTGACATTACGATCACTGCAAGAATTGAAGCAGGTGTAGTAGTTGCTGGTACTTGGTCATGTAACAAGTGCAGGGCAGTCAATGGATAAGGAAACGCTGCTTATGATTTTGACATTAGCTCTATTCATTGGCGGCATTGCAATGGGTTACATGGCTGGGATGAATCATTAGTCAGCACAGAAAGCATAGAGGTTTTCGCACAGAGCGAGTTGTAGCTGAGTACCTATCGACTCAGTGGCAGGGCGCATGTGTGGGAAGGGGTAGTGGCAAGGATATTGTTAATGTGCCATTCGATGTTGAAGTCAAAGCCCGCGCTGGATTTCAACCGCTTGCGTACATAAAGCAATTAAAGGCTCGGACATCCATTTCGGGGGAATTGGGATTCGGAGTCATACGGCTAAATGGGC